CCTAACTCGGGCACTCGCGGTCCAACCCAGCGCAGCTGGCCTGTGAGACAGGCCAACCGCGTGAGGTGCAAGCCAGACACAGTGTCCTTGCCCCAGATGGTCTCGTAGTCGAGGTCCATAACCAACCCGCGGTTATAGTCCTCCATGCCCGAGGAACCCACCTGGCGCATTGTCAGGTTGTCGCCTTTATATTGGTCGAGTGGGTCGACCATATATATAGGCTCGCCGCCGAAATAGAATTTTGTGGGTACTTGCCCCGGGTATTTAGAGCCACGTGGGGATGCCACGTAGTTGCAGGCCTCCTCGAAGTATAGGTCGCCTGGACAGAAATCGTCGGAGCGTTTCTTGCCGACGTGAGCCCTCCCAACAGCCATACTGGCCATCGCCTGCTTGCGAGCGTGCTTGAGCTGTCCCTTAGACAGAGTTGCCGCTGCTGGGGGAGGGGGAAACCGGTATGGTGTCCCGTTAAGTGGGTTTGCCCGAGTGACGTAGTCGGTCTCAGTGCAATTGTAGTTGGTCATACCGATAGTTGACCAATACGATCCCTCGATAACGGAGCACACCCAGTTCATACGCTCCGCGGGTACTGGCCAGGCCACCAACTGGGCCCTTGCTTTGAGGAATTGTAGTTCCCCTTCTATGTATGCAGGGCTCGCCTGCTCGATGTGCCAAACCCAGAAGTGATCCATCACTTTCTGGGCGAAGAAAAGCTCTTCCTGAGAGCTGAGATTGTGCACTTCCACCCAGTTGGTCGGAGTGAAAGCACTTTTGAGGGTGAGGCAGACAGAACGGTTGTAGGCCGCGATGCCTGTGATGCCCTTGAAAGGGATGCGAATGTGAGTGAGAGTGGAAGACATTTGAGATGTTTGGGGTTTGTGAGTTGTTATGACAAATACAGCACACAGACGGACCTGCCGTTTCACGCGATTTTCCTCAGTGTGTGACGCAGAAATGGAAAAGGAAAATATGGAATACGAGATATGAAAATATGGAATATGAGATGTTTTGTGTTTGTTTTGTGTTTTGTATGGCACGCTTAGTACCATCACTAACTTGACGCTCCGCCACTAACTGTGCGCTATGAGCACCTCTCCTTTTGGCTATTCCTTCGAACAGTCAACCGCAAAAGCGTGTGAGAACCCACATAGACCCCCCGGCTCGCTCAATGGCGTCCGGACCCATGTGGTGTGGTTCGCTGGCTAAAGAGTACAGGGTTCCTATTGGCCCCAGCCCTCGATAGAGGCAGCACTTCCCACAAGGTTCAGGTTCTGCCTGACCTTATCTCCGCCTTATTTAGGTCTCCTTCTATCTAAGGGGCTCTGAGGAGATTGGTTCATAACTAATGGTCTGTGGTTTCACTAGCTGTGCGTGATGAAGGCTACGTGTTTTATCGGCCTGAACTGGGTTTCACCCAGATTCCATGCTTCGTGCCATTGGGAAGAACCTCCTGCGTGGCTCCCGGATCCCCAACGTTGTGGCCACGTTTCACATGGTGCCCTAGAGGCGGTCTCCTACCTGGCTAAGCGAGGCACGTTGATGTAATCGCAGTGTGTTTTCCAACGCCAGGGGCTACCTCTTAGAACAACTCAGTTTAGTGGATGGGCTGATCGTCATTCCGGAAGTCTCTTTGCGAACTTCAAACGGCCTTTTACCGTACCGGTCAGATCTTAGCAATCCTTATTTGTTGTTTTTCTGGGAGTCATGCTTCTCTCACTGGGAGGAGACTCTCGCTCTCGTAGGTGTACCAGACCTCGTATTTTATCTGCCGTGAACACGGCGAACGTCCCTTCTCTTTCGGGCAAGCAGGACCCTCCTAACGCTTAGGGCTCCCCTGTCTCCGTGACGGTGCAACCTGAATTGCAAGTACGCCGAAGAACCAGTGTTGTATCAAGACGGCCTTGGATTACCTAGGTTATTTGGACCCAATACTGTGGGCTCCATCCGGCTCGGCCGGGTAGTGTATCACCAGGGCGAACTTCGTTGAGAGGCTCCGCCAATGACCTTGAACCTCAATGGTTGCTGTGTCATGACCGGCATTGCTTTCCGGGGAAGCACTCCGTGCTTGCCTTGGCCTGTGTCATTACCGGCATTGGTTTCCGGGCGGGTTCGTCCCCTGCTGCACGGCGGATAGGCTTGGGGTGATAAGAAATAACACACCCCACCGAGTCTCCTGCTGCACTCTCTTGGCGGTTTTATAAATAGGCCGCCGCACTGTTTGTTCAGAATAAAGGGGTCTCAACTCCCCTTGTGCTTACATCACCCTTCGCAGCACTTGCTAGGTGATGAGTCCTACGGGATGCCATCTTAGGTGCACTACCTAGGCGATCCTGCCTCAGTTGGCTTTCGAGTTACGAATGGAATCTAGGAATTGAAAGGAAATCTAAGATAGACAGGTAACTGATGGCGCCAGGCCGAACAACTCCATCTTGACCCACGGACCCACCTGCGTTTGGTTGTAAGACATCGGACGAACCGATCTCAGAGACTACCAATCCCTGAGCCTTTTAGGCCTCACCGTAAGACGCCCACGTGCTATGGGAGGATATGGGATGTCATTGTTCAATGCATCATGTGTGGTTTTAATTCTCCACATGTGCTCGCAGTCCCTCGTTAGAGGCACTCTACCCCGCAGCTGTTTAGGCTGCGCTTAAGCCGATCGACTTATAGTTGGTCAGTCCCGTTTGGCGGGCCCCTTCCTACAGACTGGTCACAGACCTGAATGTACGCGATCTACAGAGCTACTTTTATGCATTCTGGTGGGGCGCTACTCCCTTAGGCCTTATTTACGGCCCAGTTAACCAGGCAGATGTCCCTCACATGTCCACCTCGATTTGAGGTGCAAGCAGCAAGGCAAGCATTCCTACGAACCATGTCAAATTGGGATTGGGGTGACATTTTCGCCTGAGGGGGACGGTGGTTGCCACCTGGAGTGGTGTTGGCCATCTATTGATCCCCCTCAAGTGATTTTAAAAGACGCCATGGTGCCTTCCCATTGTGGTGAGCTGTTGATCTTCAACGTGTACACAGCAAGTCGCTTCATCCATAATATCTGGATTTGGCGTCCCTGGTTAGAAAACTGAAGACCCGCCGGTCGCCAGCAAGGATTTGGCCAAGTGAAGACCTGGTTGAAGGCGGTCGTCATGGAGTTATCCGTGCCATGGAGGAATTCATCTGGCATATTGGCTGGCACTCTCACGCGGTCCAGTCTGTAAGCATCCATGTCGTGGAGTGCCAGGGGTGACGCGATTGTGGTGGTATTGTTGGCCACCATGATGCACCATTGGCACACGGCTCTCCACCCGTAGATGCGCGAGCGCTCGTTTGGGGTCGTCCCAGGAGGTGGCACGAATGCCACTGGGGCACCGGCTTCAAAGATACGCGGTCTCACAGGGTCGTCGATGTCTAGCGGCCGCATCCAGGGCAGAGTGCCTGAACGGATTGCAGTGATCATGCCGCGGAACAATTCGAACCCAGCCTCGAATATGCGTGGCCCTGCATAGTGGCCAACCCCGGCAAAGAACACAGAATTAATTGCTGCAAAATTCTCTTGCAGCATGTATCGAAAAGTGGCGCCTTCGAGGCGCCACACCCACCAATGGCGCATCAGCCACGTGAC